AAAAAACGAGGGAAAAAAAAAAAACAATTAAATGTCCAGTTTTCATTTTGAACGCTCTGGAGACCTCCTTAGTTATGTGTATTTTACACTTGATGATACCACACAAGCTCTAGATGTTCAGCGATGGGATACAATTATTGACCACGTTGAACTCTATATCGGTGGTTCCCTCGTAGATAAACAAGATGCTATTTTCACCGAGAAAATTGCCATCGATACATTCGCTCAAAATGTTTCCAAAAGTTCGAATGGTACACACCCAGGTGTGAGTGCTCGTTCGTACTTTTACCCCCTCCGTTTCTTTTTTTGTGAGGGACCTCAGTGCGCCCTCCCCCTCGTGGCCCTGAACTATCACAACGTCGAAATTCGTATCCATTGGGCGACGGCGGCTTCAAACTACAACGTTGAGTGTTACGCCAACTATTTCTACCTTGACAACGAAGAGAGAGGTAACATTGCGACGCGTAAACATGACCTTCTCATCACCCAAGTTCAAAAGAACCTTGCCTCGGGTGCAGTCGTACAAGATCTCACATTCAACCACCCCGTGAAATATCTCGCCTCTTCGGATACAACCACCGATGGTGCCCTCACCTCCCCTACAAACAAGGTGAAGTTGAACATCAACGGTCTCGATGTCGCAAATTATAAATGGGGGAAACCTCACTTTATAGATGTTACTAACTACTACCACACAAACTTTGTGACATCCCCCGATTTCTTTTTGTACTGCTTCTGCCTCTCCACAAGTTCTCTCCAACCCACAGGAACACTAAACTTTAGTCGTCTCACATCAGCCAAAATCATGAGTGAAACTATGCCCATAAATCACCCCATATACGCAGTCAACTATAACATTCTCCGTATCGAAAATGGTATGGCCGGTCTCCTCTATGCAAATTAAAATGCCTCATTATATTAAATGGTCAAGAATATACCGACAATCGAACGGTCGACCAGGATCAGGTTCGGTAAACATACATTGGAAGAGCAGGCTGAAAATACCATTGTTTTCAATGCATCGAACGTAGCGATGGAAGCCACCAATCCAGGTGCAGTGTATCTCAAACCCATTCGATTCAGGGAGGATTTCAGTGACCCCAATATTACACTTCTAATGTATGATTTGGCAACAGGTGAGATTACTGAATCTGGGACCGCAGCTTCGGAATTGACAGAACCCCCACTTGAGTTGGTGAGTCAATATGGTGCAAACCCCGGACAAACCTCTCAAACCTTACGATTAAATAATGCTTCAACTGCGTTTACAACCGTGTCGAATGTTGGAATTGCCAATGCTTCCCCCATTCATACACTTGATGTGGGTTCGAATCTATTTGTAGAAGATACTGGTTCTAACGTACTCACAGTTTTGGGAAATACCTATCTACAAGATGATGTCGTCATAGGTGGCAACCTTGACGTGAGAGGGACACTAACAACAATTGATACCGAAAATACAACAATCAAGGATGCTATTGTAGAAATTGGGAAGGGTAATACCCTATCAGACGTGGGGTTTATCATGAATCGTCCGGGTTCAAATGTCACTATCGGATATCGCGACTCTGTTGATGAATTTGTTATTGCACACACAGATAGTAGTGCAAACAGTAATACAATTGTTCCATCCGGAGAACTTATAGATGTCCGTGTTCATGGTCATCTTCATACAAATTCAAGTTTATCCGTGGATACAAACCTATTACACGTTGATGCAATAAGTGACCGTGTTGGTATTAACACACTATTTCCACAATCTACTCTCGATGTTATAGGTGATGCTAAAATAGCTTCAAATTTAACAGTTGGTACCGATGGTTTATATGTTGATACCGTAAATTCACGTGTGGGTATTAATACATTGACCCCCTCTACAGACTTCCACATCGAAGGTGAAACCTACGTGTCCGGTAATGTCACCGTAGATACAGATACGTTGCACGTAGACACAGTGAATGATCGTGTGGGCATCAATACACTGTCACCAACAACAGACTTTCACGTTGAAGGTGATACCTACGTTTCCGGGAACGTGGATGTCCATTCCGAACTCAATGTCACTGGGAACGCGTTCGTATCTTCGAATGCTGTCGTCACTGGCAATGTTGCGGTCCAATCCGAACTCAATGTCCTTGGGAATACCTATTTAACTTCTAATGCGGTGATCACCGGGAATGCGGACGTTCAGACAGACCTCAATGTTGTGGGTAACGTTGACGTTCAAACGAACCTAAACGTCGCAACAGATGCCATAGTTACTGGGAACGTCGATGTTCAAACGGACCTTAACATCACTGGAAATGTCTATGCTTCGTCCAATATTGTTACGACGGGTAATGTGGATGTGCAACAGAATCTAAACGTCGCAACAGATGCCATCGTCACTGGTAACGTCGATGTTCAGACAGATCTAAACGTTATGGGTAACGCGTATGTATCTTCTAACGCCGTTGTCACAGGGAACGTGGATGTACAATCAGATTTGAACGTTACAGGTGATGCTTACGTCACAACCTATTATGGTGATGGTGGACTTCTTTCAAATGTAAACCTCCAAGTCGTTTCGGATCATGGAAACGCGACTTCGACTACGGTTCGTCTTACAAATGCGACCACTGGTCTCGTGACAACCTCGAACGTTGAAGTGGGTGATCAAATTTCCATTGGAAATTTAACGACGAATAAATTCCCCATCGTGGGTACCGGGAACTTTCTCGAAAATTCTACCATCGGTCGCTCCAACGGAACCATCGTCATCTCTTCGGATCTTGAAGTTCTTGGAAACATTGTCGTTGATGGTAATTCGTATGCCATTGAATCAAACAATCTCGTAATCAATGACCGCATCATCGGTATCGCCAATAACAACGTGTCTCATGAACTCGATATCGGTATCATCATGCAACACCCTGGTAAGAACATCGCTCTCATCCACCATGGTGAAGCTCAAGGCGACTCTGACCCTCATGACCATACTTTTACGATTGGGTACACACAAAACACTGTGGTCGATAATCACGTATTTGACGATTCTAATCTGATCACCGTGGAAATTTTGGGGAACCTCATCACACAAAACAACTTGACCGTATCTGAAAACATAACAGTCGTTGGGGCGACTTTGTTACAAGATAGTGTTGGTATTGCCAATACAGCACCCATCCACGACCTTGACGTTGGTTCCAACCTCTATGTGGATGACCAGGGGTCCAACGTTCTCCATGTAACTGGTACTGCACACGTGTCAGATGAACTCGGGGTCCTCCGCCTGATTGATGCGGGACAATACTCGAGAACTCGCATAGGTTCCGGTTCGGGTGATGGTACCCAAAATACTCAGTTGAATCAAATCGCCATTGGTGAGAATTCGGGGTATAATAGTCAGAGAACCGATGCGATCGCTATTGGACAGGAAGCGGGATATACCGGCCAGGGCACAGACACTATTGCTATCGGTCACAATGCGGGTCATACCGATCAGAGACCAAATGCAGTAGCTATAGGTTTAGACGCTGGTAAGACTACGCAGGGTCAGGGTTCTATAGCTATAGGTGATAGTGCAGGTGAAATAACCCAAGATGATTATTCCGTGGCTATAGGTTACGGTGCGGGTAAAAACAATCAGGGTCGTATGACCGTTGCAATCGGTACCTGGGCCGGACAAACCAATCAATCTGAAAACTCAATTGTTATCAACGCGAGTGGACAGTCACTCAACGGTTCCACATCAAACGCCTTCTATGTGGACCCCATTCGCGAAAACTCTGGAACGTCCCTTCTCACATATAACCCCACAACCAAGGAAATCACACAAAACAATACTCTGTCGAACACATTGACCGTGACCAATGGCCTCGTTACCAATCTTGGGGGCCTCACAAAGAAAACCTATGGCTATTCGGGTGGTACCATCGCAGTCTCGACCACCCCAGAAATCAACGTCGTCTTCGATTCCCAACTCTTCTCGGCAAAGATTACCGCCCATCTCGTGGAACCAACGAGCAATATCAGTGTCCTCAATTTGGATGTCACTGGTGGTACGGGACGGGACATCGGAAAGGGATTCCTCAGTATCGTCGGTGACCAGAACTCCAAGCACTGGAACTCGAC